CGTCTTTAGAAAAGGTGCAAATGCTCGGAATTCTTGACGTAAAAATATGTTTATAGGTAGTTGACGGTTGCTTTCCCACCACCATTGTTCTCCTAGTTTTAGGAAATCAATCTTAGATTCCTGGGAAGGTAGAAGTTCAAAGTCATAGAAACTTATGACTTGTGTGTCTGAATTTTGTATTATCCCTACAAATTCCATGGATTCGTAACGAAGCACACTAAGAAAGGGACAATCGTCTAATAATTCTTGATATTTTTTATTCATTTTTGTACTCATATATACCATTCTAGAACGACCAAAAAATATTTTGGATAAATATTAATATGGCAGTCAAACTATATAATCTCGCTCAACTAGTCAAAGTTAACACTAATCCTGTTACTGTTACTAACACGGATGCTAGTCAGCAACGTATAAAACTATATCAAGGTCAAACTTGTGCTGTAAACTTCAGTGTATTTAACAGTACTAATAAACCTTTGAGCGTAGCAGGTACACAATTAATCTTTAAGATCTGGAACCCAGAAAACAACGAATTATTAAAGACAAAAACTGTTGTTGCTACAAAAAATGACGTGATTAAAGTAGGTTTTGACTCCAACGAATTAATGGATATTGAACCTGGGTATTACTACTACTCCTGCAACATTATCACAGGCGATGATGAAAACATCATCCTTTTCATGGACACTAGCCCGGAGCATCGAGGCTTTTTAGAAATTATCGCTGTAGCCAGTAATCATATTATAGCAACAACCACTTTAGATAATTTCTCTCTTTACAACTCTGCATATTACTCCAGTGCAGTAAACAACGTTGACAAACTACGTCAGCGCGGCAGTTTACATACCTATACTACCCATACCAGCAATTTCACTGGAACAATTTATGCCCAAGCAACTATGTTAGTGGCAGGTACTACTACCACAGAATCGGATTGGTTCACTGTTGATACTTTGACATTATCAGACTACACTGGAACCAGCACCGGAAATTATACCGGTATCTATAGCCAGATCCGATTTAAATTCACCAAGACCGCTGGTTCGGTTACCAAAATCTTATATCGTAGTTGATCTTTGTTAAGTATTCTTGTATAATAACTTAATGCAAGATCTATTTCGCGCCTGGGTATCAAACTCTGCAAAACTATCACCTAGCGGTTGGTACAGTTACAATGCTGTGTGCTGTCATCATCGCGGGCATCGTGCAGATACTAAAAAGCGAGGCGGCGTAAAATATGAAAACAATGGTTTTGCCTATCATTGTTTTAACTGTAATTTTTCTGCAGGATGGCAACCCGGTCAACTTCTCAGCAACAATCTAAGAAATTGGTTACGATGGAGTGGTGCAGATCAAGACACGGTTCTTAAAATTAATTTTGCACTATTACGCAATCGTGATCAATTGTCTGCAGAACTGCAACCATTAATTAAAAAGTTTGAAGACAGACCTTTAAGTTCTTCGTTTATGAGCCTAGGAGATTCTCGAGCTGTTGAAGAACACTATGATCTAACTGCGCCTTATTATGAATATCTGTTAAACAGACAATTAAGTGATAAGATTGATAGGTTCTACGTAGATCTAGCACAGCAAGGTCCTCTTAAAAATAGAATCATTCTACCTTTTACTCTCGAGGATAAAAACATAGGCTATACTGCTAGAACTATCTCTGATCAAAAACCTAAATATTATAACTATAGCCAAAGCGGTTATGTGTTCAACATAGATGCAGTCAAAGCATTCTTTAAATATTGTCTAGTTTTTGAAGGTGTTATTGATGCTGTACAATTTGATGGCGTGGCAGTCATGGGCAATGAAGTACATAAAGATCAGCATATGCTGATCAACAGATTAGGTAAGAATGTTGTAGTAGTACCTGATCAAGACCAGGCAGGATTAAAATTAATTGATAGTGCCTTAGAACACGGTTATGCTGTGAGTTTCCCCAATTGGGGTTCTGGCATCAAAGATGCCAATGATGCAGTAATAAAATATGGCAAGTTGTTTACTCTAGTAAGTATCTTAGAGAATATAGAAACACAGCCGGCAAAGATTGAAATCAAATCAAGGTTAATGAAAAACAATGTTTAAAGATAAAGAAAGCAAAGTCAAACAGTACACTCCGGATATACAACGATTGTACCTAAGCATGTTACTCAGCGATGCAGAAACTTATGCACGTTGTCGCAATATCTATGATCCAAACAACTTCAACGAAGATCTGCGTAAGCCTAGTAGATTTGTGCAAGAGTATGTAGAACAGTACAAACTCATGCCCACTATTGAGCAGGTGCAAGCAGAAACAGGATATACCCTAGATGTTATCACTGGACTACCGCATGAGCATTATGAATGGCTGTTGAATGAATTTGAACAATTCAGCAAACACAAGTTCCTGGAACGTGCAATCTTGGCCAGTGCTGATTTGTTGGAAAAAGGTTATTATAGCGATGTAGAAACCAAGATCAAAGAAGCAGTACAGATTGGTCTAACTAAGAATCTAGGCTTAGATTATTTTGAAGATCCCAAGTCTAGACTTGAGCGTATTAAAAGCAACAACGGTCAATGTAGCACAGGTTGGAAAAACATTGATGACAAACTCTACGGCGGAATGAATCGCGGGGAACTTAATATCTGGGCTGGAGGATCTGGTTCGGGCAAGAGTTTATTCCTGCAAAACATTGCACTGAATTGGACACTAGCAGGTCTTAATGTAGTGTATGTTACATTAGAACTCAGTGAAGAGTTAGTGGCTATGCGTTTAGACAGTATGCTCACAGGTACTAGTACCAAAGAAGTTTTTAAGAACATTGAAAACGTAGAAATGAAAGTTAAAATGATGAGCAAAAAGGCTGGCGCACTACAGGTCAAATACATGCCCAGCCAGAGTAGCACCAACGACTTTCGCAGTTATTTGAAAGAATATCAGATACAATCCGGGCACAATGTAGATGCATTTATTGTAGACTACTTGGATCTCTGTATGCCTAATAGCAAGCGGGTAAGTCCCAGCGATTTATTTGTTAAGGACAAGTATGTCAGTGAAGAACTTCGAAATCTAGCCAAAGAAAACAACATGTTATTGGTTACTGCATCGCAGTTAAACCGTGCGGCTGTAGAAGAAATTGAATTTGATCACAGCCATATTGCCGGTGGTATTTCAAAGATCAACACAGCAGATAACGTCATTGGTATTTTCACTACTCGAGCTATGCGTGAACGTGGTCGCTATCAAATTCAGTTTATGAAAACTCGCAGTTCCAGTGGTGTAGGACAAAAAGTAGACTTAGAATTTAACATTGACAGTCTACGCATCACGGACTGCGATGAAGAAACTTCGGGAAATCAGCCCAGCACAGGCAGTATCTTCAATCAAATTAAACCTAAAACCACAGTGATAAATTCACAGGAATCTGAAAAAACTTCTAGCACTGAAAATCAAATGGCTAAAATAAATCAGATCCTAAAGAGAGTGAAACAAGACGATCTCGGATAAACGGCTAAATATTTTTACTATGAATCCGAAAACTAGAAGGTTACTGCAAGAAATAGCCAATATTATGCCCCAAGGGGAGAAAGAGGCTATCATTGAAAGTCGTGCCACTCATGCTATCAATTCTGCTATCAATGTAATTAACTTAATTAAAGAAAATTACTCGGTAGAAATGGCAGAATTGTTAGAAAAGAAACTGCTAATTTCCATTAAAATGCAGAACCCTAGAAAGTTTTCCAACAGTTTAGATAGGATTAAAAATGAAAATAGTGGAAATTGATAAAAAATTATCAGAAGATATAGCACAGCAACCAATTCAAGAAGGTCCATTTGATTGGATGTTACGTAGCAGTAGAATTGGACAATGGTTAGCACAGCGTGATGGCAAAAAGGCACAACAAGAGATGGCCACAATGTATATCAAGGCTTTATCAGCCTGGCGCGGCTTCCAGGGAGCCAAACAGCTCAATGCCGATCTTTTGACCAAATGGATGACTGATTCTCAAAGAAATTTTGGCCTAGGTTTACCCAGCAATGAAATACAAGAAATCTTAGCAGATCCAAATGTACAAAAATCATTGGTTACCCGTAACCCCCAAGGTGTGCTTGACAATGCTGGAATTAAAAATTTTATCATAGCACTGAGTCGAGCTAATTTTCAAGAAGTACAGCAAACAGCACAAGCAAATCCTAAATTAGCACAAACACCTAGCACAGACCCGTTAAGTAAAGCCGCACAGCAAACCACAGGCGCCGGCGCATCAGCCGCTACTAGAGTTGGTATCACTGCTCCAGCACAATCGCCCGCTGGCCAAACTTCTACAACATCGCCTGCAACTCAAGAACCAGACAACTGGGTGCGTCAGGCTGCAGGCGGTGGATCAGCAATATCTACTGGTGCAAATCAAGCACAGAGTCCTAGCAGTACTGCCCAACAAACCCAACAAGCCCAACAAGATTCGACTACGATACAAAATTCTATTAAAGCATTGCCAGCCGCAGAACTTGCTATTGTTAAAAAGATGTTACAGGCAAGACTCAAGGCGCCGGCTGAAAGCATTGAAGAAGTTAGTCCAAGTGGCATAGGTCGAGCTGTGGGTCGAGGCATCGGTGCTGTTGGAGGTGCTGTAGCCGGTGCCGGCACAGCAGTATCTAGAGGTCTTTCCAAAGGTTACCAAAGTGCTCGTGATGCATTTGCCGGTGGCGAATTAGATTTTGAAGAAGTAAAAGAAAAAATTGTTGACCTTACTCCAGAACAAGCCAAGGCATTAATGGATTATATTCAAAAACTTGAAACTGTTCGTAAGAATGTAGTTAAGCCAGTGGCTAAAAAGTCCAAGACCCCGCCGGCTAGATCAGAACCCACAGTTCCCCAAGAACCTGTCATGGGTGAACCAGAACTACGAGTTGAACCAGGCGGTAAACCTTCTGCTCCCAAAGTATGGCGCAATCCAAGAACTGGACAAACGAGTAGCGTAGCACCAGGCCGCCGAAAGTAACATGGCTGAAAAAGTAACGCACATAGATCATTTAGAGGATCTACCACTGCTCTATGGATCTGCAGGATTTAAAAAAGCAGTGGCGTTGCTCAACGATCTTATTAACAACAAAAGTAAAATCTTACAAAATGTTGCTGTAAAATTTGACGGAGCACCTAGTATCATTGCTGGTCGAGACCCTGAGTCGGGTAAGTTTTTTGTAGGCACCAAAGGCGTGTTTGCAAAGACTCCAAAAATGCTTTATACTCTCCGCGATATTAAGAAATATTACAGCGAACAGCCACAGTTAGCCACAAAGTTAGCCGAAGCATTGTTGTATCTCAAACCACTAGGGTGGACAAAGATATATCAAGGTGAATTCCTGTTTAGTTCGAATACTAAAAATTTAGAAGAGATTGACGGACAACCTTTTGTGACTTTTAAACCACAATTGATTACCTATGCTACTCCTGCTAACACAGAACCCGGCGCATCAATTCAACGTGCCAAAGTTGGATTTGTATGGCACACATCATACAGTGGAAAAACCATTGCTGATTTAAAACAGTCTCAAGGTGTTGATCCCACTGAACTTGGTTCTAGTAACA